CTGTGCGGTCACCTGTATATCCTATTCTTGACGAACCATTGTAAAAGCCGTATTGGATCATGTAGTATCTGCTTGCGTTTGCGGATACATAACCGCTGTTTCCGCGCACATAGTGCGCCGGTATCGTTGGCACAAAGGTACTTCCTGTTATGTATTGAGTGATTGGCGAATCTATTATCGCTACACCCGTCATGTTGTCATAAGACCATGTTACTGTTGCCATATCTTTACCCTATCCATTTCAAATTCAGATTATTCCTGCTTGGGTTCTGCCCATTGGCGTGGACTTTCCATGACCATAAGCCAAGACCGCCACTTGCAACAGGGATACCGAGATCCATTTGTTGAAGCACTACGGATTGAGTGATGTACAGTTGGTTGTTGTTGATGTACGCTACTCGTTGTGTGCCCTGATAGAATCCTAATTCCGTGCCGGTTATCTGCACATGAAACCCGTTTGCATCACCAATAACTGTATCAGTGCCGTATGATGCTATCGTTGCACCATTCGTGCCTATGATCTTCAACCCACCCGTGCTTATGAGTATCCTGTAGTCACTGCCGTCCTGTTGCAATGACAAACCATCATCTGTTAACGCAAGGTGGCTCGATACATAATTTGTCACAGCTTGGTCAATGTCAGTCAGTTCGTAATAGCCTGTCGGGTCATCACCATCACTTAAATTAGCTACTGAATATACATACGGGTCTGTGGTTGTACCGCTCCCGCTTCTGGAGAAGTACCACTTGCCATTCTGCACCGTAGTGTCTTCCGTCAGGGTATAAGTACCGTGTTTGCTCAACAAATCAAGGACTCCTACTACATTCTCCACTACTGATAACTGATTTAACGCATTAGTTGCTGATGTCGTAGCACTTACTGCCTGTGCATTGGCTATCTGTGCTGATTCATTGGCTTCTTCCGCTTTCTGCCGTGCGTATATAGATGCATCATTGACAGTTTTGACACTCGCCAATGATATTGTGCTTTGCGCTTTTACTGCCATTTAGCTCTCCAATCTTGCTGTCATATTGATAGCATCAATATTCATAGCTTCTGTTATTGTATATGTCATCCCCGTACCTAGCACTGTGGTCAGGTCATCATGGTTGTACCACTTGATTGTTCCGATATTGCTCACAGCTTGCGGTGACAGTTCAGTGCCGAAAAGGAATACATGAGCAGTCAGAGTGGTTGCCACAGTTGTGGTTTTGAATACGTCACCTGCCGATGAGGTGATTTCAAGAGTGTAGGCGGGATCCTGCACTAACGATGCAAAGTCACTCGCTAACTGCGCTACCTTTGCAGATATCCCGCTGTCCCTTAAAATGTATTCGCCTATGATAGCGGTTTTCTTGTCATCAGCTACGCAGGTTTCTATCTGCAACAGCCTTGCTTCAAGATATAACTCACCTTGTTCATCTATGATATTGATTCTGTCACCTATCTGAATGTCATCAGGGAGTTTTGAAAAATCTACCTCATAATTGACTGCTATCTGTGATTCCTTTTGCAGTTGTGCCCTTGCTTGTCCTGCGAGCACCGATTGGTCTGTGGTGTCAAAGGAATATGAACCTACCCAAAGCCCGTCATCATCAATCACGCTTGACCATCTTGCCATTGCTGATGTATTGCGCATCTGCCCTGTTACGGTGTCCACACTATACACATCTCTTGTCACAGGATCTGTATATGTGTACGAATAGCCCACAAGACTTATAGGAGTGTCTGACCCCTCTGGAGTACCACCGGTTACATTAAATGCTGTCACAAGGTCGGCAATTGACTTCTTGGTGTATATCCTGTCCAGATCATAATTCAGTCTTAACTGCGGAACAGCTTCTTGATTTCCACGCTTCTCTGTTACATTCACTACCTTTGCTTCAACCTGTAGCCTGTCGATAATGAATGAGTAGTAGATTTCACAACCAAACAAATTAGCCACAGACATTAAACGTTCTGTGGCTGTTGATTCACCATCCCATGTGTATGTTCTTGTGGTATCGGGCACATCCTCAAAGTTCAGAAGCCAATCTGATGGCAGGAAGTACCGCATCATTGATTCAATGTTGCCCGTCAGAGTGACGGCAGGGCATAGAGTGTTTATCAGTTCAAGCCCTGCGTCCTCTGCGTATAATGTTATCTCCTGCGTCTTGGTATCAAATTCTGTCTCAATAATCTGATATAGAGAATCGTAGATATTGTCTGCATCACCTGCGCTACTTTGTTTGAGAATGAACGAGCCGACCTGCACAGCGTCTTCAAGTTCTGCTCTTGTTTCATCTGTGTAGGATATGACGCATTGAAATGTGTTTACCCCTGTGTCTACAGATTCAACAGTCAGGTCATCGCTTATCCTATAACCGGCAGGAAGAGTAGTTGAAGCATGACCGAGTATTTCCAAGTCTCTGTCTGCAAAATAAATAATCATATAAATACCTCGTTATACTCTATCTCTATCTGCGGTTTGTATGTCGCATTGACCCAATCAGACCATGTTGCCCGTATTGTGTTGACCCCGTTAGTCAGCATGAATGACTCCCAATCATTACCGAGTGCACCATATTGCGGTTCAAGATGCCCGCCAATAGAACCATCACGATAAATGAAGACAGTCGCATCATTGCAGTCAGCCTGTACGATATCGCCCGCTGTGAATACATTAGGCTGTTCAGCGAATGGTACACCTGCTTCTCTGCGGAACAGCACAGAATGCACTGCGTTCGTGTTCAGAGGCGTTCCATTGGTACCCATATACATGGATAAATCCGTGGAAACAGTCTGAAGCACCGCAGGTACTGTATAGGTTCTTGTTGGCAAGTTTCCTATAGTAAATGCTATATCCTGCCCGTTCTTGCTGATGGAAGAGTTCAAATTGCTCTGCGTGTAGTTCCATCCGCTCTGCACAGTTCTGACCTTTGCCACCCATGTAGTGGTAGTGACCGTTTTGTATTTCTTCTTTTTCTTTTTCTTCTTGGTCTTGACCTGCACTTTTGTAGTAGTGGTCACAGGATCGTAATACGTTTCCTGTACATATACAGGGGTGCGGTTGCAGTATCCAAAATGCTCATTATAATAGCCAAGGTCAATGGAATCCCTGCCCACTATCTCGTTGTTCACGATATAGTTGACGGTTCCTGTGGTGCCGTTTGAAGTCTTGTCTATAACAAAACCTGCTACCATCACCCCGTTAGCATCCCTTGCACCGCACTCAAATGTACCTGTCTCATTGGCGTTCGATACACACAACCTGTGCACAAGATCTATGGTGAAGTTGACCGCTCCTGATGTTGTCTTTTTAAGCAGTGCACCATGCCATCCTGTTCCAGATCCGTAGCTAGGTACCGCATAATTTTGTGTCTGTCCTGCGCCCAACATCCAAAAGGCATCTGCCAAGGTGCCCGATGATACCGAACCCGTCACCGACCTGTTTTCCCATGTTGTACCACTTGTAGCCCAACCCGATGTGTTAATGAATTCAAAATTCACAAGCGTAGTGGCTGATGTGTATTCATCACGGTCTATAACATCTGGATTGCCGAGTTGGATTATATTCTCATTGCCATCCATGAACGCTACAAAGCCACAATCACCATCCTCTGATGATGAGCCACCGCTTTTTGCACCTGCAAATTTTGCCCTTAATATAGGTCTTGCAGGTTGACCGCCCTTGTACTCTATGGCAAATGTTGCAGTTGTATTGGTAACTTCTGCATTGCTCATAGTGAGGGTTATCGGTTTCACGCTTCTCTTGAAAGGATAAGCGCAGTATATCTCCCATTCGCCCTTTACAGAATTCTCTCCTGTCTCAACCTCGGCATTGAATATCGGGATCCCTGCAAAGTATTTATCAGTTTCATCAGCGAATATGAAGTCTGCTTCATCAAGTGACAGCAGATTATTGAGCGCATTGAATCTCCTGCGGAATTCCTCATTGGTTGGTGCGATAAGCTGAAACCCTACTGTGATTTTTCTAGCGGGATATCTTTTTGACTTGAATGTCTCACCATCAGCTACTCCTACGGAATATGTATCTAGCTGAACCTCAAGTGATTCCCTGCCTTTTGTATAGAGTGTTCTATACCCGTCTACAACATTTTCAAGGTATTGCCCGTTTATGGACACCGCTTCAGCGGGGATGAATTTCTTATACCCGATTACAGTTTGGTACTGTACAGTTATGTCTCCATCTGACCATATATTGTTTGTACCTGTTAGCAACTCGACCTGTTGAGGAGTTAGCTGATAGGTCTGTGGGGTGGCAAGTTCGTAGACGAGTTGTACGCCCGACATTGCGGTTTTGAATGCGGATGGGTCTGTGTAGCGAGAGTCTTTTATCATCACATTTCCGCTTGTAGCATGTACCCACAGAATGAAATCTACGGATGAATATGTTGAACCATAACCGTATACACCGACTCGGTATGCGCTTGAAACGGCATTGACTTGAGTACCTACAGTTCCTTTGCGAATAAGCGAATTAATGCCACCCGTCCAAAAGTTTTGATTTGTACTATCATAAGCATATGTCAGCGTTCCCAAATCCACCATCGCTCTATCCACCACCAACTCTCCACTGACCACGTCAAGTGTACCGCCATATACTGTGCGTCCGAGTGCGGTTGTGTAGGTATCGCCTTGATATGGTTCGTAGTCTGTTGCGGTTGAGCCGAGTTCGCACTGTACCGATGCAATCATCGCATCTGCTGTTATGCTTGTGTCAGCCGTTGAGAGCCATACGAACGCAACAAGATATTTCGCATCACTATCGGTTGTGATTGTTCTTGTTGTTGTGACTGTGCTTTCTATACTGTGGACAGTAGAACCGATAGTCGGCAATTCATATGTGTAGCCAGTGACAAACCTTGCTCCCGTGTGTCGGCTTATTGTATACGTTGTGTTTGGCTTGCAAGGTACATATATAGTCCTTGCGTTTGCATTGCTTACTATGAGCGAAGTTGATGCGTTTACAAAGCCATTAAGAACAGAGACTCCATCAAATAGGTTCTTCCCCGTCCTCTGCGTGACAACTTCCGTCCGTCCGCTGATAGGGCAGATGTTGGAGTATGGTTGGAATGGCAGAGATGCCTCTGTGTAAGGTCGGAGCATCGGTTCAAATACCTCATTTGACGGAGACGTCCCTTGTGACACAACAATGATAATTCGTGTCGCATTATATCCGCTTAGAAGAGATACGCCATCACCGAGGTCTTGTCTTGTCGAGTCGCCTTCTGCTTGTATTCTCCACCCACTCCCTAAACTACTCGTTGGTGCGCCATTTAGCCACATTTGTTCTGAAGCGGTATAACTATTCATCAACCTAAATAATGAATATGCCGATGCCGTTCCATTCGTATTGATAGACACAACATTCCCACCACCATCAACATTTACTGTGTATGTAATTCCGTTGAAAACGTAAGCGTTGCTGTTCCAAGTTCCAGCCGTGTTGATTGACTTCAAGTTATCCAAAGTCATAGGGAGAACATTCTTCCCTGCTCCCCCTACCCACGGCTTTGAGTAGCCGTTGAGGTTCTGTATTGGCTCAAGGTCTAC